GACAACGCGACATTTGGTTTTTACGTTGACACTCAATGGGGTGTGAGGGAGTTTTTTGAAGACTGGATCGCAACTGCCCAAGTAGACCCTATATCAAAAGAGGTTGGGTTCTATGAAGATTACACTGCTGATGTCGAGATATATACGTTGGATCGTGGAGACAACAGGACAGGAAAGTGGTGTCTCAAAGACGCATTCCCGAGACTGATAAACTTAACACCGTTGGGGCAAGCAACTGATTCTCCTGCAAGAGTCTCGGTGACATTTGCGTATAAGTACTGGACTTCAGATACGATTGAAGAAGGATTCCGTGATGGCGGTGGTCGTCTCGGCAATGTTAAAAGATTTGTTAATATGTTTAAAAATGGCGGTAAAGGGTTTAAAGACCTGTTTGACTTTTAAGGAGTAATTAGTAATGGCACTACCACAAATTGATGTGCAAACATTTGATGTGAATATATCATCGATGGGAAAGAAAGTAAAATTTAGACCTTTCCTTGTTAAAGAAGAAAAACTATTGGTTATGGCAGGAGAGTCTACGGACAGTTCTGATATGATCCACACAGTACAACAGATCATCACGAACTGTTCGCTGGGTAAAGTTGATGGATCTAAATTACCAATCTTTGATTTACAGAAAGTATTTTTGGAAATCAGAGGCATGTCTGTCTCCAATATCATCAACTTGATTGCAAAGTGTGGTGAATGTGGGATTGATAACGATGTTGAATTTGACCTTGAAAAAGTAAAGATTACAAAGAACAAAGGTCATAAGAAACAGATCAAGCTGACAGACTCAATGATAATTGAGATGGATTACCCAAAGGTTACAGATATTGAAAAACTGATGGGTGAGTCGATAGAAGAAATATATAAAGTCACGGCAAATTGTATCAAGACAATATATAATGATGAAGAAGTGATTGAGTTCCAAGAAAGTCCTCTCGAGGAAAGAATGGATTTCATCGAACAGTTCTCAGTGAAACAATTTGCACTGATCAGAGAATTTTACGAAAGTATGCCACAATTATTACATGCAATTGATTTTACTTGTAAGGCATGCAAAAAGGACAATACACTTGTTATTGACGGCTACGAAAATTTTTTCGTCTAAGCCTCTCTCATGAGACCTTGCAGAATTTGTTCAAGACGAACTTTTTATTAATGCAAGAACACCATTACTCTCTCACGGAAATAGAGGCAATGGTTCCTTGGGAGAGGGAAGTCTACGTTGCTATGCTTGTTGAACATCTAAAGAAGAAGGCTGAAGCCTCAAAGAGATAAAAAAATGGCAGAAGAAATTAGACCTAATCTAAAACAATCTACTGGGGACAATGTGATTGGATTCCCAGATCTGTTCAAAGGCAGTTCTGGTGATACCTCTAGCACAGAGCCGCTACAACTGTCAGCAAAAGGTTCTTCTGGTGGAGAGGGTGGTGGTTCTTCTCCAACAGATTCTAAAGTAGTTTCGATGTTTGGAGAATTACAAGCAGCATCAGAACTTTCTGTGGAGGAATTAGCCAAACAAACAGAACTTCTAGACCAGATTGAACAAAATACTAAATCAATGCCAACAGCTGGTGGTCAACAAGCACCAAGCGAAGCCGATATCAAAAATCAATTAGATCCAGAAGAAGGCATCAGTGAAGAACAAGGCGAGAAGATTGTCGAAAAATTAGACAAACTCTCTGGTCCAAAAAGCAGCTTAATAGCATTCGCTGCAGCTGCAGCAGGAGCAAATTTAGGCTCCCTAAAGGATATGTTTTCAGAACTCTCGACTGGACAACAGGCTGCGATCGCTGGATTAGGTACTGCATTAGCAGTGGGTGTTGCAGGTATTGCCAAAAGTGTTTTATCAATTCCTAAAAAGTTACTTGGTGGAAAAGACCCCAAGCCGCCAACAAAAACAACACCAAAAGCAAAAGCAACTAAAACGACCGCACCACAAAAGGCTGAACCAAAACCAAAGAAAACACCACCCAAACCAAAAGCAACACCGAAGAAATCTGTTGCAAAAACAGTAGCAAAGAGTGCTGCTAAACAAGTTGGAAAGGGAGCTGCAAAGGTAGCAGCGGTCGCGGCTTCTGGTCCAGCAGCACCTATCGTCGCTGGTATCTTAGCAGCTGCAACAGTATACGAATTGGGAACAGCAGCACTCAGTGCAGCAGGGTATGACGAAGAAGTTGAAGCATTTGAAACTGGCGCAATGAATATGGTCGGTATCGAAACTGATGAACAAGAACTCGAAAAAGATAATGCAAAGATGGCATTGAACAAAAAGAAGATGGACGCTCTGGTTCAGAAGATTGATGCTTCCGACTTATCAGAAGAAGAAAAAACCTCGCAAAAGGCACAGCTGTCTACAGCATTGGAAAATAGCGGTGACGTAGATATGTTTGGTGACCGAGAAGCGAGAATGGCTGATAGAACATTTGCTAAATTCGAGAAGAAATATGGCGCGACAGATCTGGAAGCACCAACGGCTTCTGCTCCAGAAAGTGCTGCAGCAATCGAAGCACAAACAACAGAAGCAAAGGCAGCAGAAGCAGCAGCAATGGCTCCACAAGTCAACGTAGCACCTGCCGCTGCTCCGAATGTGAATGTCCCACCATCACCAGCACCAAATGTAAGCGTCACTGCAGTCATGCCAAGAACAGCTATGCCGTCAGATCCATCGGCGATTGGTATTCAGGCAAGGTCTCCCAAACTTATTGTGACATAAAAAAAGGGACTCCGAAGAGTCCCTTATAACCGCATTGCATTTAGGCACGAGCGGTTTGTCCCAAGGTAGTGGGATTCTTTAGTCGTCTTCAGCCAACTTAGCAAAGTAAGACAAAGTGTCATCCTCGCTTTCATCAACATTAGACGCTACCGATACTGATGGTTTTGATTCCATGTAAAGTTGGTCTTCAACATCACCAGTTTGTTCAGCGACTTTCTCAGCAGTGGTAACTTTCGCTCCACCAGTAAGAACCATGTTCAGCTTCTGCTTCAACTCATCATAAGTCTTGAAGTTTTTAGGGTCAACAATCTCAGCTAGTGATTCTTGTTTCGCCCAGATACCTTCAATGTCTGCATCTTCAGGTGCGATAGGAGTTGGAGTAGATTCAAACTCAGACTTATCATAGTTACGATAGCCATCAACCTGTCGCGCCTTCAATTTAAAGTTTACACCTTCCCAGAAATCAAAAGGATTTACTGGAGTCTCATCTTCAAACTGAGGTTGCATAACGTCTTTGATTTTGTCAAAGATTTTCTTACCGAACTTGTAAAGCATAACCTGTCCCTCGTTTTGAGGATTAGCAGGATCCTTTACAACAAGAACATTAGCATAGTAAGAGAGGCGACGCTTCTGCTTACGAGCCAGATCTTTGTTGGCATCCGTGCCGCTGTTCCACAACTCGCTGTTGAGTTCTGATACAGGGTCTTGTTGGTTCAGAGTAGTGAGTGAATTTTCGATGTACCACTTACCAGTTGGACCTTGGAAGCCATGGTTGAACATACGAACCCATGGTAATTCCTCGCCCTGTGGCGCAGGCAAAAAACGAAGAACGGCATAACCATTACCAGCGGAATCTACTTTCAGCTTCCACTCGTTTCCGTCATCTTTTTTGTAGTTGTTTTGGGGGGCATCAATTTTTTCGACTTCTTTCATTAGGTTATCGAAAGAGCCTCTTGCTTTACGCAAGTCAGATAGTGAATTAAACGACATATGTATCTCCTGTGTATACGTTGTATTTGCGTTGTATGATTTGTCCTATATCAGCGGACGAGTTATTTATAAAGATTCTCACCTACATTCCTCATCTTGTCTGTTAATTTGACAAACGGTCGATATTTCTTAACGAGTAAATTGATACTCTCTAAGAAGATATCATCACTATTATCGCTCATTTTAAACAATTTGTCAAGCAAAACTAGCGTCTCAATTGATATTTTTTTACCAAGATATAGACGATAGACCAATGCGTGATGACCTTGATCAGCGATAAATGGATCGGGGATGGATTCTTTTTCCATCTCCAGTTTTATCAATTCGATGTCTTGTTCGAACTGATAATCTCTTCTTGCCTTGCGTGTCTTCCATTCTTTATATACTTCGGAAGCGTGTGAGTCAAACATCCCACCCCACTTATCTCCAGAAACAAAGTTGGCGACCAACAAGTCAATGATTTCTTTTTTCTTATAGTCCCTTGCAAGTTTACGCATTGCAATAATATCTTTCCTTTTCAGGAATGCTTTCTGACTCGCCTTCACAGCACCACGTGTTTTTGTGATGTCATACTTCTCAGTCGTGAAGTGGAGTTTGAGAGCAAGATACAACTTGTAAACCTCAAATGGATCCATTACAGAGGCAACTTCCCAGACTTCTCAAACTTCAGAAGGTTGAGTTCTGATGCCTCCACTTTAATCTTATCTTTCAAAGATGTTGTAAGCAGTTTCTTTACGGATTCAATCTCCATCGTATTCTTCTCACAGAAGGCAACAATAGTATCAATGTATCCAGAACCAGTCCGCACTGCTTCTTTCTCGATGTGTTGAGAGAAGTCCGAGGAACTTTTAAACTGCTTGGTGATTAAGTATTGATCTGTGACTTGGGATGCATCCGTCGTCATATCATTATCAACTACTACTTTCGGCATTGTGTAGTCTCCCTTTCCAATCTCTAATATATTCAATGACATCATGGCTCCGTTTAATATAGGGTTCATTACAAATAGTATGTTCAGCTTCACCTTTACGGTCAAACTCATAGACAACAGGGTGATTAAATGCCTCTGCTATCTGATTAATTGTGTATGGATGGTTAGATCCGAAATGTGCTTCTCTCATTTTCTTTCCAGCAACAACAAGATTACACACTCCCATCGCGACATCCTCTACATGAGTAAAATCTCTCGACTTCTTTCCTGTTCCAAAGACTCGCAGACTATCACCTTTAAGGATTTGATTCTTAAATGCTCTGATCACAGTACTGTGTTCTCCATAGTCTGCTTCCCTTGGACCATATACATTATAAAAGAACATGAGGTGAAAGTCAAGGGAATAATGCAAATTATAGAAATGTAATACTTCTTCACACATCGCCTTACCAAACGTATAAGCATTTGCATATGCGTCGCTGAAATTGACGCTTGAAGACTGAGCAAAGTATAGAGGGCATTGGAATCTGGTTGCCCATTCACACACAGCAACTGTCGGGCTCACATTGTTCAGAATAGATTCTGCTGGGTGATCAAATGATGCTCTGACACGTGGCGTATTCGCAAGGTGAATGATTGCATCACAGGGTGGTGGTGTCACGTCACACACGTTCTCGAAAATATAGTTGACATTAGAATGGTGAGATACATACTTACCGTTTCTTCTATCATCGATTACTGTTATTTGATAATCGCCTTCTGCAAGTAGATCGACTACATGACTCCCGATGAATCCACAACCACCTGTAACTACAATATGCATCATCAGTTCCTTGGCTTATAAAATATGTGCGCGTCAATCTTGGCTGTAATTGTCATGCTCTTATTCCAGTCAGGATCGACATAATCAGCGTGATAAAATAATGCACCATCAGTCACGTCAAACTTAGACTGCATTGCTTGCTCGGCTAGAATATAAATTTGAAGGTATCTAGACATATTCTTGATATCATCGCTCTTGCCGTCACAATACCAAGAGAATTGACAACGATGTCGATATGGGATATATCTACCAGTCGACTCAACATAATAGTG